TTGAATAGGTACGTTTTTTGTTTTCAGGATATAAACTCTATCCTTCGATGCTAATTCAGCACCCTTAGTTGTTTTTGCCATACTTGAATTAAATTAAATTATATTTTGCAAAGATACAAAAAAAAAGGAACGTAAAAAATCATTAATAATTATTTATAATCATAACGAAATTATTACTATCTTTGTAAAAAATATAACAGATATGAATGAAATTAAAAAAAAATGTACTAAGTGTTCTGAAGAAAAAAATATAGAATTATTTTATTCTGGAAGAGCTGAATGCAAGGATTGTAGTAAAGCTAAAAGAAAAGAGTCTTATCGAGCTAATCCTGAAATACAAAAAGAAAGAAGTATGAAAAGAAGAGTAGAAAAAAGAGATGAAATAAACCAATACTTAAAAGAATGGAGAATAGATAATAAAGATAAGCAAGAAAAATACAATAGAGATAGATGGGATTTTAAAAGAGAAGAATGTATAGAAAGAAATAAAAAATATTGGGTTGAAAATAAAGAAAAGCTATCTGTTAAAAATAAAGAGTATTATAAAAACAATAAAGAAAGCATAAGTAAAATTAATAATAATTACGAAAAAAAAAGAAGCAAAGAAGATGAACTATATAGATTAATAAAAGTATATAGGACAAGAACAAAAACAGCGTTCAAATTAAAAGGTTTTGAAAAACCTACAAAAACTTCTGATTTAATAGGATGTACTCCTCAGAAATTTAAAGAATATTTAGAGTCTAAATTTACTGAAGGTATGACTTGGGAAAATAGAGGATTAAAGGGATGGCATTTAGACCATATAATACCATTATGTAGTGCAAAAAATAAAGAAGAATTAGAAGGTCTTTGTCACTATACAAATATACAGCCTTTGTGGTGGCAGGATAATTTAAAAAAAGGAAGTAGTATTAAATAAAAAAAGAGAGGTGTTTAGCCTCTCTTTATGTTTTAAGTTGCTGATTAACAGCTAATTATTAACCGCGAATTAAGACGAAATTGTTTCTACCCATTGTACATAATGCTCTCTCAGTTAACATATGCATTTGATTAGCATCTAAACTAGAGTTACTAGCACCACCAGCAGAACCTGTCATCCATACTTTATAACGTCTATCTTCCGAAGCAGATTTACGATATTTAACGTGTAAGAAAGGTAATGTAGCGTTAGCACCTAAAACCTCATCACGAACAGTCTTTGTTCCAGAAGGACACATAACACCGTTGATAGCTTGGTTTCCTTCGAATAAACCTCTTGCAGTTGGGTCATCTAAATATTTCCATTGAGATTTGTAGATTTCAAAACCAGCAACTTTAAATCCTGTAAAGCCTAAGTTTACAGCCATATCCTCACTGTTATTGAAAGCACCATAAGAAGTACCACCAACACCGTAAGAGTTTTGAGAAGCCAATAGATAATCTAAAGCTCTGTCTTGCTCAAAGTCATTCAACATAATGTACTCAGAGATAGCACCTTGACGATTCAAACGAGCTAAAATCTCATCAACATCAGCTAAAGATGTAATTACACCTGAGAAGATATTCCCTTGCTCAATAGCCTCGAAGAAACCTTCTGTACCTGTAAATCCAGCAGTTGCAGCACCTGAGCCAGACTCATAAGAAACACCCTCTACCATACCCATCTCGATATAGTCATCAAATCTTTGACGAGATTGTGCTCTTGATTTCAAGTACCATAAGTAACCTGCACCATTATCTCCTTCAACTTCAATCCAACCAACTTGAGTCATATCAGAACCATTAACCTCATCTAATTCTTTGATGATGATTGGTTTGTTCTCAAAGATGTCTGGTTGTGCCTCTAAAGACTCTTCTCTACCTGTAGTTCCTTTTCTGTACTCATTAGAGTAAGTAAATGCTTTAAGGTCAGCAGCGAAGTTAGATGCAGGCCATCCAGCAGCCTCAACAGGAAGAACTGTAAATGTGTCAGCTGTAACAGCAGAAACAATACCTTTTTTCTCAGTACCTGTAGTACCAACGATAATTACAGTGTCATTCTTACGGAAAGGATGAGCAACCAATGTAAACACGTTAGATGAACGAGAAATTCCTGTGCCAACTGGGCGTAAACGACCTTCTTCAGACCATTTAATTAAGTCAGATTGAATTGGGATTTCCTGTCCAAAACGCTCTAAAAATCCCTTTAAGGATTGATTACCGTAACGAGCAAATTCTTTCTCGTACAATTCTGGTAAATACTGATTTGTAAAGTCAAAATCAGATGCTTCTAAGTAATTGCTAGCCAAAATCTCTTTGGTAGCAGTAGGAGTTAATTGTACTCCTGGAGTTGTCAATAATGCCATTTTGTTATTTTTTTTTAAATTTTTATACTATTTTAAACTTCATTCCTGTCTTAATAGACTCCTGAGTTCTTCTTGGTGACATATCTATGTTCTTGCTATTCCTTACCTCATTCTCAATAGCCCTTGCTACTGCTGTGTCATACACATCCTTTAAGATTGTGTCGTAATTCATAGCTACATATAACGCCTTGTGGTATCCCTCAGCATCCTTAATAAGACCTTTTTCGTCTATGAACTTACTAAAAAAGTTCGAGACATCTTTTTGAGCTTCCCTTACAGTCTCTACATTGCTTGGTTTTTGGACAATTACCTCATCTCCAATTTTAAATTCAAAACCTTTGAAATTATCTGAAAACAATTCATCTGTCTTATTCAAGAAATAATTTGACTTTTCTTGGTTAGCATCTTGCTCTGTCTTAAAGTTATCTAAAGCATCTTTAGCATCCTTATACTCCTTTGGTATTGCGTTTTCATTAGACCCTAATGGCACGCTCCATTTTTCCTTTTGAGATTCAAAGTAATCTAAAGCTTCTTTATGACTCTTCTTTAGAGCACGAGTTTTTTTATTGACTGTTCTCTCGTCATCATAATCTTCATCGTAAGAAAATGCCTCTGCAAATTCTTCGTTAATATCTAAGTCGTCATACTCAGGGTTGTTTTCCTTTATATACATCTTAACCAATGTGTCCTTATCAACTTGTGAGTAGTCCTTTTGGTAATTAATGAAGTCTTCATATCCTCTACCTGTCTCCTTCTTAAACTCTAAGTATTTACTTACGTCTTCTGGCAGGTCATCCCTATCATTAGATTTATGTGATACCTTAGAGTACAAATCTTCCTTAGACTTGATAAATTCTAAAACCTCATCTTCATTATTAAATTTAAGAACATTTTCCTCTACCTCTACAACCGAATCAACTGCATCTTCGTTCACTACAGTCTCTTGTTCATTGTTACTGAACACTTCATTATCCTGAACTTGGAGGTCCTCAGACCCCTCTAATTTCATTTTAAACATATACTATTTGATTTGATTAAATTTTATGCAAAATTACAAAATATTAACAGACTATTTATCGTGGTTCAAATTCTGAAAGGGAGAACCCATCTAAACTATCTTCATTCGATTCAAATGTCATTGCAGGTAAATCTTTTTTACGTTGCTCTATCATCTTTGACTGTTGTGTGGCTTGTAACTTTGTTCTCTCATCTTTTCTATCCTCCTTCATATTTTCCTTGCTCTTCATACCCTCAACCTCAATACCCTTCAATTGCATTTGGTATTCAAATTCCTTTTGCATTAACATAAGCTTCATCTCAACCTCCATCTTCATTTTCTCTATCTCGCCTTGAACCCTTGCTTGTTCAACCATTGATTTAGATTGTCCCTCTAATTGAATTAACTGAGCCTTAGATTCAGAAGATGCTTGTGCCGATTGTATATTTGATTGAGTCTGAGCTTGTATCTCTTGCATTTTTTGCTCTTGGCGTTGCTTCATTCTCTTCTCTTTCTTAACAGAGAGGTACTTAGATGCAAGCTTTATATTCTTAATGCCAAGTATTGCATACTTATCTTCAATGCCAAGATTACCTTGTTGTATCTCTAATGAAATATCAGCCTCTAATTTAGCTCTTTCCTCTTCGTCTGGTATTAATTCTATATTAATTGCAAAGTCACTAAGGTAAGAGTCTTTCATATTTCTCAATACGTCTACGTTAGATGATGAAATCTTATTTATAAGCTCATCCCTCATCTCAGAAAATTCAAGGACATCAGAAATTCTAACAGCAATACACTTAGCCAACTCTCTTGTTATAAACATACTTGCCTCTAAGATGTGTCTTGTGGCTACATTAGAACTATAAGCTGCCATTTTTTGAATACCAACTAAGCTATTCTTGTCTGGATTACTTGCATCAATAGCTTGATTAATTCCTGTTACAGAGGCAATCATATCCATTGATATTTGAATTGAGTTCCATAGTGAGGAAATCTTATCTTGTCCAGATGAATGTCTAATTTCTTGGATAGGTACTTTTGCATTGTTAAATTCTCCGCCTACATTTTGACTCCTACCAATAACAGTACCCGTTTGGAAGTACATATTTAAAGCATCCTCGATTGTGTATTTATTACCGTTACCTAAGTTAATACCTACAATACCATCTACATCTATGTATTGACCATCAGGCACAACCCTTTGTTTTATCTGTTGTAACTTTAACCAAGACATCTGAATGTCATCTGCAAATGGTATCATCCTTGACACGGTTGAGTCTATATAACCCTTGTATAACTTTGGTGCTGCAACAATATAATTAGGGAGTACCTTGTTTAAATTAGAGTTCTTCTTAACCATATTTTTATTTAACTCCCATTTAAGTAGTATGTTAGTCCCTAATACCAATATCCCCTCAAACCAAACTTCCTCTATCTTAGTTAGTTTCTCAAAATCAGCATCGCCAGTTCCCTTGAATACAAAGTCTTGGCTCTTCTCAATTACCTTTATACCACCTTTGGTCTTTTTCTTTTTCTTCCAAATCTTTTCTCTTGCTGTCTTGTAGTTAAAGTATAGTAGCCCAATCTTACCATCTAATACGTCTGTGTTTTGACTATCATAATTTAACTCATAATAGTTATTCCACGAGCTTGATATACCTTGAAGTATCTCTTTTTGATTTACATCTAACCAAGCATTCTCTTTGTAAACCTCTGATAAGTTGGTGTTTCTGTATTCACCAAAGTAGAAACAATCCTGAAAGTAAGGGTCTTCTGTGTATGACCATATTAGGTTTGCAGGGTTAACGTGCTCTATTTTAATTCCTTCTCCAGGTATAAACCTATGTTTGGCAGCACCAATACCTACCTCTACAATATCCCTCTCTATTTTCTTCCTTAAGACCTCATCATAATTGTTTTCCTTTAGTACATACTCAATAGCTATTTCTTCAGCCATCTCAATTGGTGGCTTGTACTCTAACTCCATTTGAATATCTAATTCTTCCTTGCTCTCTGGTATCTTATCAAGTGGGACAGATGTAACGTCAATACCTAAGTCTTGCTTAATCTTAATAGCCATATCTTTCCCAATCATATCCCTCTCTATAGCTCTCTTCTTATCTGCCTTTTGTTTTATAGATGTTGGGTCAACCGCTATTGCCTTTACGTTAAATTCTCTTTGAGACATACCATTAGATAGGATATCTACATACTTTGGTATTACTGGAATTATTTTCCAATCAAGGTTTAAATAAGACATATCTCCATTAATAGCAAACTTCTCCTTGTATCTCTTTAAGCTCTGTATACCATTGGCATACATTCTTCTATTATGAAACTCATCTCTCTGCTCAAAGTATCTACAAGATTGTCCGTTCCTTGAAAACCATTCGTATTGTATTGCTTCAGCCACTTGTAACCCAAAGTCTGTTGTTTTTTGAACCTCAAATTCAACATTTTGACTTGGAAAACTTCTGTAGGTTATTGAAACTCCTGTTTTTTTCTTCATAATTAATTATTATATGTCTTTAAGTTTATGATAATATCTTTCTTTTCTCTAAAAGATGGAACATACATTCTTCTATTTACTGCCATAATTGCTAATCCAGAACTAATAGAGGCATCATATTTTGTTCTATTGGTTATATCAAAATTCATCCAATCATTTAATGTGTCTATAAAGGGCATATTCCTTGATACTTCTCCATTATCATCTACACCAACGTATTTCTCTATATAACTCTCTAACGCAGCTCCGTGCATTTGTCTAACATCCTCTGATGAGTTTGGCATCCCTCCCAATTCTTTCTCTGTTGGGGATAACCTATTCTCTACCTTGTCAAACCTTGTTATAGAGAAACCTCTATAGCCCCTATTCTTAAAGTGATATAAAAGTCTTGGTTTGTTATTCTCTGCTAATATAGGCATTGAATAAAACACACAAGCCATAAGTACATCTTCAAAGAACATCTCTGCTGTTTTTGGTCTTGCTATATACTCAAGGAAAAATGTGTTATTTGGTATTTCAGATAAGGAGAAACCCGTTAAACCGTGTAATGCTCCCTTTGATGCCTTGTTTGTATTCTCGTCATAAGAGCCATCCTTTCTAACACCCTCTACAGTAGAAGATATATCGTATGTATCGCATCCAAAAGCACCTATATCCTCATTCATCGGGAACTTACTCTCTATACCATATAAAGACTTCCACTCCCATTTGTTCCTCATATCTTCTGGCGGTATCCAAGAGATTAGGAATCTACCCCTCTCATTAGGATGCCACTCTACAACAGAATCAATAATACCATCCCTCCATTGAAAGTTACCCTTAACCAAAGTACGTTCTATCTCGTGCTCCTCATTTATCTTTACCTGAGATAATATCTTCTCTATATTTAAAGTAGATTGAAGTAACTCATCTCTAAATGCCTCATCTATTGTCATAGGGAAAGCTCTTAACTCCTCGTTGTAGGATATATCACTTTCCTTCTTCTTACTAATTCTTCTTGCCTCTAAGAACTGCACAGAACCTATCTTCTTCCAAGTCCCTTGAATATTCTCAAAGCCACCACTTTTTTCAACTATCTCGTGGCAAACACCATACTTATCTGTGAACTCCTCCATATTCTTGTGTGCTGGTAGGAAGTAAGAATATAATCCTGATGGTGTTCTCTCTGTAACCTTATTTCTTTTCTTAATTAACGATAGCTTGTACAATTCCTTGTACTCTTTTCCACCATCCCTCATCGCTGCAACGGTAGAGCCTATAAACGCCTTACCAACAATATTACCACCTGTATCAAAGGTAGGGGATATTTGACCCCAATGCTTTTCAAAGTTAGATGGCTTTGCCCATTTTGAAGCCTCATCACCTAAATACCTAAACATCTTTTGACCATCATAAGAGTCATTCTTTGTAGGTAAATAATCTACAAGTGTATTCAAGTAATCATCTGTGTTTGTATCATTTCTTTTTTTACTTGCTTTAGTCCTATCAGATGGTTTTGCAAATTCAATCTTTTTCTTAGAGTCCTCAACACCCTTTACAACTGGTTTAAAGAAGAATGGTAAATTAAGGAAGCCATAAACAAGCTTAGAGAAAGCCTTCTCGGCATCATCATTAGATTTAGATGTTATACCTAATCTTGCATTAGAACAAGAAGTTGCATCATTTAGCAACTGACATATAATCTGATAGGTATATCCTGTTCTCCTTGACTTAACAAACAACTCGCCAAGACATCTCTTATCAACTATACAAGCTTGTGTAAAGTAAAACATATCTCTCTGTGCGTGTCTAAAGTCCATATAAGAACCTGAATCCTCCATCTTAACCCATTGTAAGGCAAAGTAATGCGTACCTGTTAAATACTCAGGGCTTCCATTATTCATAAACCAAACACCTTCTCTCCTCCTCTTAAACTCCTCTATTATATATTCTGTGTAAGATTCGGCTGTATCTTGAGATAATCCACTTGGCACATCTTGTCTTCTCCAATACTGTTCCTCTTTCTTTAACTTAGAGAATAGTATTTCTTTTTTATCGGGTACTTTTGGAAGTATTATATTTATATCGCCAACATTAATTATTTCCCCCTTAGTTCCTCTTGGGTCTAATACAATAGCGTCGTTCTGACTATCATACCATTCCTTGTAGTAATCTTTAGTTGGGAGAAACTCTCCAGAGGCAAATTTTTCAGGATAACCCCTCTTAAATTCATTCTCCTTTAGGTTTATATTGTCAGCATCTAATTGTAATCTTAATTCAATTAATGAAGAATCTATTTCTACAATAGCCTGGTGAATGGATGGTTTTACAGATATTGCTAAGTGATGTTTAGATGGGTCTAGTTCATTGTAGTCTATCTTACTCCTTAAAGCGTTTCTAAGGACTTTTAAGGCAACATCTCCAGCCTTGACTAATCTTCTAACATATTTCTTTAAAACATCATCAGATGGAGCGTTATTACTATTTTGCCACCTTACAATTAAATCTTTACCATACTTAAATGAATCAACCTTTGCCTTAACAATGGTCTTCACCTTATCAGGGTCTATTAAGGACATATCAGTTTCATACTCCAATCCTTCAATTACAGTATCTACAGCTATCTCTATGTCTTTACTTAATCCCTTCATACGGTAAATAATAATCTGTTTTGATTCATCATATATAGCTTCTCATCAAAGATATTAAATTCATATTCAGAGTCTTCCTTCATACCTACTTTATCAGATACATTAAACTCAGTCATATCTTTATTTTTATACCTTAAGAAACCATACTGTTTCTCTTGAATTAACCCCTCCCACTTGTCATTAACGTATGCTTGTTCTACAAAACAATAAGGTGGCAGTGCTATTTTTGAGTTGTCACTCTTAATAACCATATATGCCAATGGTACTTCAACATAAAATAAGTCATCCTCAATGTGGTACTTACTCTCTAATGGAACGCCTTGATTATTATACTGCACCCTAAATGTATTATGATGCACAACAATTGTGTCTCCCTCCTCTACATCGCCTTCATACCCTATTGGCGTAGATACTACAGTAGCTAACCTTTGAGTATATGAGTGGTCCTCAAGAGATGCATTAATAATCAATCCACTTGAAGATTTATTACAATATCTTTCAGAGTCAATAGGTTTGACTATAAAGTAATGAGGACTCTTCATAACTATAATTCAGTTTCGTACTCTATGTGCTGTACTGATTCGTGTCCAAAAGACTTCCATATTAATACTATATGGCTATCTATTTCCTTTACGTATATATCAAAGAACTTATCTTCCTTTATTATATTAGAGATAATTTTGCTACCACCAAGCACCTTACTGCCTACCTGATAGTGCATTATATTATCTTTATCTATCTTAATTGTTATTTTTCTTATTATATTCATTTTTTTTAATTAGATTTAATTTAAAGGGCAAAGTTAAGTAAAATATGTTTATATTATAATGTAATCATTTCATCATAATATAATTTATTTTTTATCCACAAAGGTCAGGGTCTCCTACAAATGCAGTTCCGCTCCAATACCTACTTACTATTTCTCCTTGTGTAATGTCAAATTCAGAATAATAACCAGCATCTGCTAAAATAGTGAAGTCTTCATCTTCAGCAAGAAGTGTTGCAGCAACAAAATTTTGACCAATAGAATTTCTATAAAGGTATAAAGAAGGAGATATCCCACACGCAGTACCAGTTTCAGCAAAACCAAAATTAGCGTATGTAAAAATATTCAACCTACTACTTAATCCTCTTTTTTTTATCTGTAACATATTACTATTCTTTTATTTCTCCAGCTAATTGAAATACCTCTGACGTACCTACTTTTTCCAAGTAAGCCCAATAATTTTCTCCTTTAATTTTTAAATAATCTAATGGGGAATTAATGGTTGTTCCTGATGGTACAAAAGTAACATCTGCTGTTCCTTGCTGAATAAATCCTATCGCAAACTTAGAACTAAGACCTGTTGGTACTGTAATATTTATAGCTGTAGCTCCGTTATTAATTATAATTGTAGAATTATTATCCGTTTCTAAAATAGTGGTTGATGCAGTAACTGTTCTTTGTAAATTATTTGCTGTATAATTTGTTCCATTTGTTCCATTTGTTCCATCTGTTACTGCAAAATCAAAGAATGCTGAATTTGTATAAATTATTCTATATGTTTTTACAAGACCTACAGTTGATAATAAAGAGATTGATGAAATACCATTTCCAGTTGCACCTGTTGGTCCTACGCTTGTCGGAAATTCAATAAAATCAGCACTTGTTAATGCGGTTTGTGAAACACCAATGTTTATATCCGTTTTATTTAACAAATATAAATCCCCATTAACATTAAAAAACAAATTCTCATAAGCAGAAACAATGTAACTTGGGTCTAACTCATTAGCTACTTCTTCAGGTGTCTCCAATTCTCCCTCGTAAACTACTTCTGAAATCTTGAAAGTACCGCCAATTTCTGGAGATAAGCCAGAAACTACATAACTTCTTATATCTGATAATTTATAATTCTTTGTTTGATTAAGAGAATCTACGTCAGTTCCAATAACCTTATCATTATCAGACAATATACCATCTACAACATAATTTTTAATTCTTGCCATTTTATATTTTTTTATATTATTTCTTTAACAAAATATGTCTATTAATGATTTAGCATATTTATTTACATCCTTAAAACTAACAGCCTCTTTATTATCGCCAAAGAAAGGTTCAAGTATAATCGCAGGTGCATCCATTAATTTAAGAAACCAATATCCTCTTTCATCTTTATGCTTTATAACCTTTGCACCCCTTGTTGATGTCTTGTACTCTGAACATATTTTATCAACATAAACCTCTGCCCATCTCTTTCCATTTATAGAACCATCAAAGTAAAGTGCCTCTGTGCCATTTGCAACACCATTAAATGAATTAAAATGTAGTTCTATAACTAAGGTATACCCCTTACCATTTATCTGTTTAGCTAACTCTTCCATTTTTGACTTATAACTTCCACCCTTTGAACGGTAGTAAACATCAAATGGTAGTAATTTTGCTACTTCTGAATGATAGGCAAACTCTGATTTTTTAATAATGTTTGAGAATGCACCTTGTTCGATTGCATCGTGTCCTACAACTACAGCTATTTTATTCATTTGGTTACTTTTTTTGTTTTATCAATTCTAACCTGACAGTTATCGCAAGTTGCTTTATAGTCATCAACCATTTTCTGAAGATGCTTAATGTTACCGTTTTGCAAATCAATAGTCTTTAACAATCCGTTTTGTGTTTCTTGAAGTTCATCTATTTTCTTATCACGAGTTTCAAGTTCAGTATTAACAGTACTAATTAGTCTAGTATAAATATCTCTCTCTAAATCTGCCAAATCTTTTTTCGCCTTAACGTCTTCTTGATGTGCCTTTGCTTCCTCTTGTCCAGCTTCTGCTTTGCCTTTACGTCTTTGTATTTGTAACGTTAAGATAGTTGTGATTCCTGATGTTCCTCCTATTGCTAATAGTATCTCTAACCAATTAAATGCCATAATCTAAAATATTAATTTTATTATAAATGTAAAAATTGCTCCGTATGCAGTCCATCTAATATCTGCCCAATCAAATGGTGTTTTGTTCTTCATCGTGTAATACGCTTCTCTAAACGCTGCTAAAACAGTAACAAAGAATCCTACCGCCAAAGGATAAAATGCAAAGGTACAAATTAAAGCGTTTATTACAAAATGCAAGTAATAACGCTGTTTAATAAATTCTGACCACGTAAACAATTTAAAATCATTCACAACTGCCATAAAGTCTAGTTTTACAAAATTGAATTTCATAAGTTATATTATTAATTTTTGATTATAGTGTATGTTCTTGATAGACCATTTTTTGTTATAGTTAAATAGTAAGTTCCTCTATTTACGTTTAATGTAACTACATTATTTACTAATGTGAAGGCAACATTTCTATTTCTTGAATTTCTCACCTTAACTGTATATCCTGTAATACCACTTATATTAATTTGATTTATAAAAGGATTTGGGAAAATAACCACTGACTGAAAAATATCTGTTGGTGTCCCCTTTATATACGTTTGGTTTAAGTTATTATAACCAGTTGTTGTTTCAAATATATTATTATTTGCAAATTGTATTGAATATTCAGGTTTGTTTTCTAAGTTTTTATCTGCAATATGTAATAGTATAGAATAACTACCATTAGGTATGTCAGAAGGGATTGTTACTGATACATTGTTTAATCCTTTATTCAAGGTTCTAATATCAATACCTATTAATCTCTTTATATCTCCATTAACACTTCTTAAAACTAAATAAGTGTTTTTATTAAACAGCACTTTTGAATAACCATTATTCACAACTTGTAATGATAATTCATTCCCTGAAAGAGTACTACTTACTAACACAAGTCTATATCCAAGATTCTTTACAATTTCATTATATTTTCCTGAAGATATCCAATTATTCCAATTTTGTGTAAAATAGTCTCTATTTAAAACTGAAAAGTTCAATTGGTTCATTTCATTAATTGCATTTACCACATCAGTTCTTGGAGCATTTAATCCATTAGTTTCTCCTGTCATAGGTAAATACTTTGATGTATTGGATATAAAATTATAATCAGAAGTTCCTACTGGATTAGTAAGTTTACTTGAAACATTATATGTTCCCATATCTCCATAGGAATTTAAAAAAGCATCATTATAAAATCCCACCCTATCTTGACCAAAATTAGTTGGTATTGCACTACCATACATCTGTCTTTTAGCATTAGCATATCTAACCTGTAAAGGAATGTCTATATGAAAATTAGACAACATTGAATCAACTACTTGCTTTCTATTCTGCCATTGTGTAACACTAACAGTTCCTTTATGTCCAAATTCAGCAGACCCTGTATAATACCATTCTCCCCAAGTACCAATAAATCCACATTGAATTGATAATATTATATCTTTATTGGTATTTATTACATTAGATAATTGAGAGATGTGTGCTAATACTTGTGCCTTTGTAGGTTGTTGTGGATTTGTTCCTGTATCACATCCTGTATTACAATCATTTGTATATGCAAATCTTATAATGGTCTTTATCCCTGCATTACGGATTCTATTAAAATCAGTCTGCATATTGGTTAGATATGTTGTATTTAAGTCTACAGATGGTAGAATAAAGTATCTATATACAACAGTTATTTTATCTGCTCCTGTTCTCCAACCTGTTAGGGTGGTTTGGTTTAACTGATTATAAGTAAATGTTGGCAATAAGCTAACAACACCATCAGAAGATGTGGATGAATATTTCTGCAATCCTCTTTCAGGGTTAGCTATAATAGATGCACTTTCATTATAACTAACTGTTTGAGCAAGTAACAAGTTTGTAACTAACAAGATTATTGTATAGATTAAATTCTTCATAATTCTTTAATTGATTTTATACAATGATTTTCATCTAGTCTATCTAATAAATCACAAAGTATTTTACCCGTTTGTGTTAGTGTGTTATCTCTTTTATTTTTACCTAAAGCACTTGAAACCGTTTCCCTTTCATCTCCGAACTGATAGCCATTCTTTTGCAATGTTTGATTCCATAAAGTCCTAAAGTTTCTATTTGCAAACTTGTCAATATCAACTGCTGTTTGAAAAAAATAGTCATCAATAGTTTTGAATTTCCAACCATACTTGTTTAAAACCAAAATAGTGTTTATAATGGTAAGTGGTAAGTACAAAATTATAGCTACAAAATATAAAAGGATTCCCATATCAATACTGATTCCCAATGTTAAATATTTCATCGATTTGCTCATCTGTCATTTGTAAAAATGTCTTACCTACAAAAATCAATTCAGGATTATTACGTTCAAATGTTCCAGCTTCTGTGTAGCTAATTAAAGCTATTGTTTTTGTTGGTTCAGGTAATTGATTAATGCCATTTAATATATCGTTTTCATTCTTACCTAATACCGCTAAAGCTATTTTGAACTGTCTACGAGTTATTACTTGTGGAATTAATGAACGTTGATATTCTGCTAATTCCTCAGCTGTTGCTCCCTCAGTCCATTCTGTACCATTCCATTTTGGTTTAATTAAACCATCAATTGGAGCAAATGGCACTTCGTTTTGACCTTGTTGCAGTTCTGTTTTAGAACCACCAAAACCTACATAAAACCCATTTAAGTCTATTATATGTTTCATCCTATTTTAATTTTTAACATTGGTAATAAAAGTGATGTTCCAGCTGATACTAATATAGTTGGATTATTCCCTAAATCACCTGTTGTAGCTCCAACAAACAATGTACCTAGGTAGTTATTTGTAAATGAAATTGCAGCTGTTTGATAACCTTTTGTATTGCCTCCTAAAGAAGCGTGATAAAAAGTAGGATTTGTACCAGCTGTATTCAAATCCCTGATATGGATACCAATCCAATAAACACCAGGTTGTAATGTGATGTTATTTGTAAATGAAATAATAGAGTTTCCTGCTGTAAATATACCTGTTGCTGTTATTTCTTGATGCAGTTTAACTCCAGGTAATCCATCATTTGAATCATCAAATATATATAATGTAGCGGTTGAACCTGTTCCGTTATTTGCAGTAGCCAAGCTCAAATACAATTCATCAATTGTAATAGTTTTATTTGTTACAAATGGTTGAAGTTTAGTTAAATTATTTGAATTTGAAGTGGTTGAACTAAAAGCTGTACTAGAAACAGTTGATGTATAATTGTTTATAGTTATTATACTTCCTGTTGGAAACCAATTTAAAAAATAATTATTCTCTTTATTAGCTTTCAAAGCCAAAGCATCAAACACACCATTGCTCTGTACACCATTTGTACTTCCATCAGTCGGAGTTGCATCTAAAGGTATATTTGTTGCAGGAATAGGAAAATTAGTTCTTACAGGACTTGTTCCACCAAACTGAAAGTCATATTCAGGGTTACTTCCTCCTGCTACTCTATCAGCATAATACTTAACAACTATTCTGTCAGTTGCTAAGAATGTGCCATTATTTAATAAAGCGGCAGCTAAAAATTCAGTATAAATAGCAGAATTTACAGGAGGTGTATTACTTGATGTTGCAATTAGTGTTTCAGTACCTCCTGAAGTTCTATGATAAACTTCATAATAAAACTCAGCTGTACCTGTACCTGATGTTCTCCTTACATTTCCTATTGTTAATATATTTATAATTCCAGGATTACCTACTAATACATTTGCAGTTGTTGCTAATGCAGCAATAAATTGTCCTGTTGTTGTAATTGCACCTGTTGGTATATTTACAGCAGTATCATTATAATCAGGGTCATCAATAGAAGTTACTAACTTGAAATATGTAGCTATATCACTTGAAACATTTGTTGCGTATAGATTAAGGTTAGAAGGTAGTTGGTCTGCAGTTACATAAGGAGATGTACCATCTTCTCCATCATTTACTAAGTCTGATGTGTTTGTTGGTATATCATCGTTATATGCTAATCCTTTCCAAGCAGTACCATTATGAATATAAGGTCTATTACTATCTGTAGAGTTAAATGTAAAAAATCCAGCAACTCCATTGGTAATACTTGCTAAAGCTCCAACAAATAATTTTACTGCTCCATTCTTAAAAACAGTAAAAGCATCACTTCTTGTACCATCACTTAATCCATTTCCAAGATTAAATACTCTGTCTGTAGTATTAGTAGCACTACTAGCACTTACAGGAGTGTAGTCTGTTCCCCATTGTCCAATTGAAAATTCTGCAAGACTTCTTGCTCTATTTCCTGTTCCTTTAGCAACAGAAGAGTTTCCTGAAGCAGCAGTATTATTTCCACCTGCTTCAGCTGAGTTATTTGTTGCTTGAGAGTCAGTTCCGTGTGCGAAAGCATATTGAGAGGTTGCCTGAGTATTGTCACCAAAAGCTACTGCTGCTGTTGCACTTGCTCTAGTATTCCTTCCTTGTGCAAAAGAGTATTCTCCCTGAGCACCTCTTGTTGAAGAAGCTGTGAGACTAGATGAAATATCAACAGCATTCATACCTATATTTCCATAGTTGGCAGGATTTCTACCTATTAATCTCCAACCTGTATTACTGCCTTCTGTTATTTTTTCAAGACCTGTAGGGAAAGCATTGCTTGTAATTTGATTGTATACTGAATCTGTACCATCCCATAAATAAAATATACCCGTATCTTCAGCAAGATATACTATATCATCATTTCCAACAAGAGGAAACAAACTTGAATCATCATATATTTCAATCTGATATGGTAAATTAGCTAAGGATATAAATGGGTTAACACCATCTTCTCCATCATTTGTAAGTTGTGATGTTAGTGTTGGAATGTCGGTTGTTAAAGCTATTGTTCCATCCGCATCAGGTAAAGTATATTTCCTTGTATCTGTCAAATCAGCAGTTGAGATACGAGCCATAATTGTACCATCTTTTGAAAGTACCGTTTGTCCATCTTCATCGGCTTGTGCATTTTCTCCAAATAGGTTTACGTTGTTAAATGCGTTATCTACACCAGCAGCATTACCTAAAGCATTTTGATTATTACCTGTATTGTTTTGACCAGCAGCATTACCTAAAGCATTTTGATTTGTTCCTGTATTATAAAAACCAGCAAAATATCCTAAAGCATTTTGATTATCACCTGAGTTACTAGCACCACTTTCATATCCTAAAGTATTTTGATTATAACCTGAGTTACTAGCACCAGCAAACCACCCTAAAGCATTTTGATTATCACCAGTATTAACTTCACCAGCACGTTCTCCTAAAGCATTTTGGTTAATACCAGAATTATCAGAACCAGCTTCATATCCTAAAGCGTTTTGATTATAACCTGTATTTCCATCTCCTGCAAGTGTCCCAGCATTAAATATGCCATCAACTAAATCGTGATTATTATCTAAAACCTCTTGAAGCGTTGGAATACCTCCTACGTTATATAACTCCCAAATCGCTGCTCCAGTACTTGCGTCTAAACATTTGTAAGTAGTACCGTTATCTAAAGTCCATAATGAATCAATTTTAAATCTTAATGTATCGTCAAAAGTTTCATCGGGAATAACATCAAAGCAATTTGTTGAATGTCTTATAAGTCCGTTATTATCAAAAACGTGTCTGAATCCACTTTGCCACATATCCTCAAAACCTACTGAGCAAATGCGTGAAATACCACCATCCCCACCATAATCATAAGTACCTTTTTTTAGCAAAGAAGTATTTTCAAGTTCAATTGCATCGGCATCATTTATAAGTATATTAAAGCCTCCTGTGACATTCCCGTTGTCTAAGGTTTCAGATAGCGTTTGTGCTCCACCACCACCCTCTTTAAGTAGCAATAGATTTTCTGGGGTTAATTCTTCAATTATACCCCTGCCCTTATCAATAATTTCAAATATTTTTGTAATAGCCATTTTGTTAATTAAATAGTTATTTCAAGATAAGTTAAATAAATATCTAAAGTTCCATCGCCACCTACTGGATTTGCAGTTGTAGCCCCAACAACAATTGGTAAATTTTCGTAAACTAATCCTGATATAGATTGATTATAATTAAGATTAGTTAAGCCCTGTGCATTATCTGCACTTGTTACGGTTGCCGAGAATGTAATCCCAGCAAAATTTATACTTCCTAATCCTACTTTAAAAAGACCACTTGTGGTATATGCGGTTGATACGTGTGTATATTTTTGTAGTAAAAATTGCGGAATAATAACTTTACCAGTTACAGCAGGTACTAACTCAACAGGAGTTGTAAATAAATCTAATAATTGAGCAGAACTTAGTGTGACGTTTATTTTTTTTAGAAATGAAGTACCACCAACTACTAAATCACCAGTACCTAATAAACTATCACCATTAATGGTTTTAATATTTGCTCCACTTTCTAACTCATCTTGTTTTGTTGCAATCTCTTGGTCAACATAATCAGCAACCTCTTTTAATGCATTACCCTCGTCTACTGGCGTAATTGAGTTTACCTCAGTCTTATCAGTTATATTTGTATCTATGTATGTATCTAATTCTAATCTTGTCATTGTGTATATTTTTTGTTAGTTAAAGACGTTTGTAAAAATGCTTGTGTGTATTCCTTCAATAAACGGTGTGTCAACAATAACAACATTCCACTTACTATCAGTTTCTAAAATAGTCCTCTCTGCATCAGGTAGTAGTAAGATGTATTCACAAATTTGTTCCTCTATCGTTCCATCACCACTTAAATCAAGTTCGTATATATATAAATTCCTTACAAAATTATTTTGAGATAAATCTTGACCACTAGAATTAGTCTGTATAACCGAGAATAGATAATCTTTATCTTCCTGTAAATAACCATTACCCTTTAAGAATAATAATCCTACATTAAAGAAATCAGGCTCACTTTCATCTTCCACTACAGATACAACCTGATAAAGACCATAATCATTAATACTCCTATCTCTATGCAGTATAACTGTATACCCAACCATATCTTGTAAAAATATATCTACATAATGAAGCCCCTTACTTCTACTACTAAACATTATGGTGTTAATGCTTGAAAAATTAAATTGAGGAGCAGGGTTATTCTTAAATGATATAGTACCAAGAGCTCTTTGCTCTAATGGGTCTAATGTTTGATATGTAAATGTTAATGAATTTGCAGAATTAATTGTCTCTGAAGAATTAAAAAAACCAGCCAATGATAATGGAGAAAAGTTTTTTGTCCTATCGAAGTTGTCTCCATCAGTACCAATCCACCTATCATTAGAGGATACCAAAGTATCATTATTATATGTCTTTATTCTTGCCATATCTTTATATACCCTTTACGCTTTTTTAAAATTAGCCTTTGATTCTTTTGCTCCCTTTCTACTAATACCGCATTTTGTTGGTTTAAAGTTAGGGTCGTTTAGATTACAAGATGTAGCATCAGGTTTTTTAGCGTCTTTCTTTTGTTGAACACGAACTTGCTCTCTTGTCATACCTTTAGATGCTGCATTTCTATCTAGTATAGAGTCTTTCTTTCTTGATATATCAGCCCTCTTAATAGCTGTAATACTATCTAACTTTTTTCTACTCTCCTTTGCTTGTGCTAGTTTATCTTGAGTAGTATTTACTTTTTTTGTCTTAGTACTATCAGATACAGTATTGTTTAATAAGTTATTATATTTTTTGATTACCATAATTTATTTTTCCTTTATTCGGTTACTTCAATAGAATTAATTGGATTTACATACTCACTCTTCCCCTTTAGATTAGTTGCTGCTACAAAACAACTAATTTGAAATCCTACATCGACTATTCTTGTTGTGTAAGTGTTTTTTGTTTCTCCCTCTATGCTTTCAGAACCTCTTTTCCATTGGTAGTAAAAAAATAAAGGATTATAAATCCAGTCACCATTACTTACGCTTAATGTACTACCAACAATAGGGTCTCCACTAATCGTTGGCTTTATATTTGATTCAGGAATTTTCTCATCTATCACCTTTGGTGGGTTATACCCCCCTATTATATTTGATATAGCTAAAATCATATTACCACAAAGCTATAATATCCTCAGCACTTGATGTGTCCAATACCTTTAATACCTGAACAGGTAAAAAAGAACCACTCAATACATTAACAAATGTAACCTCGTCTCCACTAGCAGTAACAACATCTAATGAGCCACCTGTACCAACGTACAATACACACCCTGTATTTGGTGCTGTACTACCAGTATCTATTAATTCGTCTGAAGGCACTACCGCCTTAGCTTTTGTAACTTGTAATTTTTGATATGACATCTTATCTTATTTTTTATATTACTATTTATTACTTAATTACCACTTAATAGTTGAACTCCACCACGCTGCTGACATTTTTCCTTTTGCTATATTCTTTCCGTGCCTTGCCTTAAAGGATGCTCTCTTTTTCTTCATTGCTTCGCTTTCACCTGCTTTTGGTTTCCCAGCAGTACTAGCTCCTTGCTCACCAAATCTGATTACTTTTTCTCTACTACCTTCACAGGCTTTTACTACGTGACTTTTTTTTGGATGAGATGGTGTTCTCTTTGCGACATTGCACTTCATCTCTGATTTAACTACTTTAGCCATAATTTAATTTATTCTAAAAATCTCTGCAAAGATACGAAATAAAAAAGGTGTATATTTGCACAATAAAAAATTAATTTAATATGAACATTAAGGAAGTTAAATTTAACCAAGAAGCAAAAGAACCCTTAATTAAGGGGATTAATATCGTATGTGATGCTGTTGCTACAACTATGGGGTATAGAGGTAGAACAGTATTAATTGAGAGTCCAGGTGGATTACCTATCGTAACTAAAGATGGAGTATCAGTTGCAGAGGCTATCTTCTTAGAGGATGCGTCAGAGAGTCTTGGGGCAGAACTTGTAAAGCAAGCTTGTAGGAAGACCGTTAATGAGGCAGGTGATTCAACAACCTGTACAGCAGTACTTACAAAGGCAATCTTAAGGGTAGCTGAGGTGGCATTAAATAGTGGTGTTTCTGCTATTGATGTGAAGAAAGGTATTGATGAGGCTGTTAGGGATACCATTGAGTACATTAAGTCTGAGTCAGTAAGTGTAGATAATGATTATATTTATGACGTTGCTAAGATTTCCTCTAATAACGACGAGGACTTAGGAAAGATTATTGCACAGGCATTTGTAAAGGCTGGTAAGAATGGTGTTGTGTCTTATGAGCAATCAGAAACATCTAAGACCTACTTAGAGTTTGTGGATGGTATGCCAATTGCAAGGGGTTGGGAGTTTGAGGGTTTTATAAATAAACCAGAAAACAGGAGCATTGAGTTTTCAAATGAACCTAGACTGTTATTATCAAACCGTAAGTTTCAAAACATTAGGGAGATTCTGCCAATTGTAGAACATTGTCATAAGAATAACCAAGAACTATTTATTGTTTCTGAAATGGAGTTTGAGGTAATGAAGGTTCTATACTCAAATAAGAAGAATGGATTAAGGGTTGCGGTTATTACACCTCCATCAATTGGAGAGAAGAGGAGAGACTACTTAACGGATATTGCGTTAGCTACAGATGCTTTAGTTGTTGACTTAGACACATCGACAAACCTCGATGCATATTCCCCAGAGGAGTTGCTAGGTAAGTGCAGTAAGGTAATTGCGACTAAGGAGGATACTGTCCTATTCTTTAATGAGAGATTTAATTCTGATAAGATACAATCAAAGATTAATGAGTTAAATAAGGTAATTAAAAACTCAAATAATAAAGCAGAGAAGGAGTACCTAAAGGATAGGATATCTAAACTTGCTTGTGGAGTATCAATTATTAAGGTTGGTAGTATTACAGAAGTTGAGTTAAAGGAGAAACTTGATAGGGTTGATGATGCAATTAATGCTGTTAAGAGTGCAATAGCTGAAGGGGTTGTCTCTGGAGGTGGTTTAACGCTATTTAACGCATCTTTATCTATCGGGAGTG